TTGGCGTAGTTGCACTAACGGGGTTAGCAAGATAAAGAGGAGCACCACTTGCAGCTTCCGCCCAAGTTAGACCACCAGTATTACCACTCTGTGCAGTAAGTACATACCCGTTGGTTGGGCCGTTAGAGATTTTTAGGTTGGCCTCATCAACGATGTTGTCAGCAATGACTGTAGCACCATCTGCTGTAGAAGTAACTTCACCTGAGTGATTGGGGTGCACGTAGTTATTCGCAGATGCAGCTATAGCGTCTAGCTTAGTCTTTAAAGTAGATGTGAAGTTCTTCTGCGTTAAACCACCATCGCCTACTGAGTAAGTGGTGTTAGTGTCTGTTGGGGTAGCCCAAGTAAATGTACCGTCAGCATCAGAGCGTAGGAACTGAGATGTTGTCCCGTTCCCTGTTACAGAAAGTTTAGCAGCTGTAACTTGACCATCAGCAATATGAGCAGTATCTATTGAACCATCGACATACATATCACTGTCGATGCTATTAGCTTTACCTTCCAGAAGAACAGTACCACTCGCATCAGTAAATGTAATAGTACGATCTGCGGTGGGGTTAGTAAATGCTACAGTAGTTTCATTACCGTCTGCACTGGAACCCTCAACAGTAAACCCTGAGTCGTTAAGGTGCATACCTGTTATGATAGGACTTGTTATTGTTTTATTGGTAAGTGTTTTAGTTGTAGCTGAGAAGTATGTATCAAGTAAGTCTACGTCACGATAACCTATTTCGTTACCATTGTCAAATACTAATAGGGCATCGTTACTAGCTATTGCTGTGCTTGTGTCTACACTTACAGCAGAAAAGTCAGCTACAGTATTAAGCTCTGTACCTGTAGCATTAAGACCAGTTACGTTATTAGATGTAGCACTTACGGCTTGAATACGAGCCTCTACCGATTGTTGTGTAGGTATAAGTGTAGCACTATTAGATGCCATGTTATCTTCATCTACGAAGCCTGTAATAGTAATAGTACCATCTGACAAGCTGCCGTATGTTACTGTACCTGTTGTAGTGATAGCACTTGAGCCATTATCAATAGCACCGAAGCCACTTGTAATAGTACCGCTATTAAGAGCACCCACAGTTGTTACATTACTGAGTGTATCTAATGCACCCTCAAAGTATGTCTCAAAGTCTGTCAGTGCTACCTGCTTCATAGTGCCAGCATCATTAACTACAACTCTGTCTGCATCTGCAAGAGTAGTAGCGGAAGCTGACGTATCACCGTCCATGATATTTAATTCAGTGGCAGTAGAGTTTACACCAGTAAGATCGGTAGGAGCGATAGAGATATTACCTGTACCGTCAAACGATTGACCAGCGATAGTACGTGCAGTCGCTAGTGCTGTAGCGGTGTCTGCATTGCCAGATGTATCCTGTGTACCTGATGCATTAACACCGGGAAGGTTTATATTAGCTGTACCATCAAAGCTAACGCCACCAATAGTACGGGCTGTTGCTAATGCTGTAGCTGTAGCTGCGTTACCTGTAGTTGACCCAGAAGAACCTGATACATTACCTGTGACGTTACCCTCGACATTAGCTACAAGTGTGCCTGTAGTGATGCTTAGGTTGCCTGTAGTAGCCCCTGTGAATGTGCCAGTACCTACTGTAAACTTATCAGCACTTTCGTCATAGCCCATAAAGGCATTAGCTGCATCGCCACGTTCAATGACAATACCTGCATCATTAGCGGGAGTACCTGTAGTACCTGTACCCAATTCAATTAAGGCATCCGATACAGTCATGTTAGTTGTAGCTACCGTAGTAGTTGTACCATTGACAGTTAAGTCACCACCGACTATTACATTTCCTGTAGTAGTAACAGCATCAATGTATCCATGCGACCAATAGTTAGAGCTATCACCAAGACTATACGAGCTATCTGCACTAGGTATAAGATTAGATGCGACATCTGCAGTAACTGTAACAGTATCGGTAGCAGCATTACCAATTATGGTGTTGCCATTTAAGGTTGCTGCACCTGAAACTGTAAGTGAACCAAAAGAGTTAGCACCTGTAGATGTTACGTTACCTGTTAGATTACCTGTGACGGAAGCAAACGTAACATTATCACCTGTAGCTAAGCTCTGGTCTGTGTCAGATAAGTCAGTAGCAGCAATAGTGATATTAGCACTACCGTTAAAGGAGTTGCCAGCAATAGTACGAGCAGTTGCAAGTATAGTTGCTGTAGCCGCATTACCAGATGTATCTTGATTACCTGCAGCATTAACACCGGGAAGATTAATATTGGCACTACCATCAAAGGAAACACCACCGATTGTTCGAGCAGTTTCAAGTACCGTTGCATCTGCTGCAGTACCTGTTGTGTCTTGATTACCTGCAGCGTTAACACCCGGTAAGTTAATATTAGCTGTACCATTGAATGATACACCGCCAATAGTTCTTGCTGTTTCTAGTGCAGTAGCAGTGTCTGCATTACCTGTAACATCGCCTGTTACTGCACCTACAAGCGATGTACCTGTAATTGTAGTACCTGTAATAGCAGCTGCGGAAGCGGCACCAATAACAGTACCGTCAATGTTACCTGCATTAATATCTACTGTAGCAAGTGTAGCTGTACCTGAAGCATTTAAAGAAGTAAATGTACCAGCAGCAGCACTAGCGCCACCAATAACAGCACCATCAACTGTACCACCGTTAATGTCGGCAGTGTCAGCTACAAGAGCATCTATGTTAGCAGTACCATCTACGTATAGATTACGCCACTCAGAACCTACAGCACCTAAGTCATATGTATCATCAGCGGAAGGTACTAGGGGGGAAGCAACGTCAGCAGTAATCGTAACAGTATCACTTGCAGCATCACCAAGAGTAGTGTTGCCTCCAACCGTCAAATTACCTATAATTCCAGCATTTGCATCTACATCAAGCGTGTCTATGTGAGCAGTACCGTCAAGATACAAATCTTTAAACTCTAGGGAGCTTGTTCCAAGATCAATGTCACTATCTGTTACTGGTACAATGGAACCATCTTGAATACGAATCTGTTCCACTGCAGCACTAGACACTTCAACAAATACACCAACACGATTGTTAGCTGTGTCAATAACAACTTTATTAAGAGCATCGGAATCTGCAATCAATGGTACATAAGCACCTTCTGCTGCCGTACCATCATGCTTGTGTCCACTACTAGCACTAAATGCATCTCTTAATGCATTGTACTCTACGTTCAGCGGGTTAGCACGTACAACAGCTGTTGCAATAATGTCTGCTGAAGATTGTCTTGTATATCCTGCCACTTTTTATCTCCTATCGCCTAGACCATACAGAATAGAAACTGCTTGTATGGTATGACTAGGGCTTGTGCTGTTTGTAACATACGCTATTGAAATAGAATCACCTGAACCACTTATATTAGTAACACGAATGGGAGTAGGGTTTCCATCATAAATATCTGTTTCATCGTACAGTGTAGAACTTGCGTCAAAGAAAGATGCAGCCCCCGCTGTAGTTAAATCAAAGTTTGAAGGTGTAGCAATTTCAGAGTCGCCAAAATTATACTCAATGCCTACAGCTATAGTAGCTTCACCTTCTGACTTTAGAAAAGTTTTAACTCTATAAAATATCTTACGTAGTTCTGGATCACCCATAAAATAAAACGGTGTTTGGAATACGCTTAGTACATCATCACCACCAAAAGAATTACCCTCTTCTTGCTTGAATACTTTACCTGAACTGTCCCCATGTAGTACAAATTCAAACTGGCCTATATAACCACTAGCTACGGAAGTTGCTTCAATGCCTACAAGCTGACTATACTCAAAGGTAGATTGTGCGGAAGAACTTTTACGAATAGCTGCTAGGAGGGATAGAGAAGTATTAGCTTCAAAGAATAAACGGAACTGAGACTTACGGCGTATAACCAAAGCTTTTAGTTTTGTTACGTCTTCGTTGGCTGTATAGTTTTCAAAGGTTTTTTGAATTTCACGAGATACTGTTTCAAGTTCAACGTCACCAATCCTAGAAGTACCTGAAATGGGGCGAATACCATCTGGTCCAAGAAAGATAATGTCACCACCAAATTCTACCACAGTATCAGGTGCTACGCAACCCAAGTCATTAGTAACATTTTCTACGCTAAAGTTAGAGTAGTTATCTCCAACAATTCTTTTAATCTGGTTTTGACCAAATACATAAAGTTGGTTACGAAAAGATTTTAATTGGGTTACGGTAAAACCAATGTTAATAACGCCAGCACCATTACCGGGATCAAAGTCTATATCAGAGTTAGGTGAAGAAAAGTATATATTAAAAGGTTCGTCAGGATCACCCGCTAACCAAAGATGATTTGCAAAGGCACTAGCAAACTTAGGGTTGTTAGGTGCGTTAGCGTGGGTAATCTGCACATAGTTAGTTCCATTATACTTAGCGGCAGGATTAATTCCATCTGTAAGGAGTAGTACTTCTTCCGTCCAGTTGTATCTTTCAAACCGTACAACGTCAACACCTGTCATTGTAGGACTACCAGCTGACGTTACAGCCTGCCAACCTTTTACAGTAGGTGTGCTTGCCACTGTACCTGTTGCCGCAGAGGTAACTCCTGTAAGGATATTACCTGTAGCAAATACAGAACT